GTTTCGGATCCTAGCACAACAAAACACATCTTCCCAAAAGAATCAGTTTTGTCATTACCAGTTGGCAACCAACCTCTTGTTGGAACAACAAGAGATTCGTGACCCAAATCACAATCCATCTGAGACACGTAGACATTCTCAACAGTGTCAACACATTTTTCAATGTAGTGACACTTCGCCCGATAGCGTTGTTCCTTGATCTCATGCATACTGACAAGACGAGTGAACAATTCTTCAAAAGAAACAACTCCAACATTTCCATCAGGACTTCTTTTGACATAGATTTCACACATCTTAGGATCAAATATAGGATCACCATTCTCATCCTTTGGAAAATGAGTAGCATCCAATTGATCCTTATCTGGACCTTTACCGCCAATACGGAACTCAGGTTTGACAGTGACTTTTACATCGAAGTCAAAACGACGCCAAAATGCACGAGACTCAGTTATGCACTCAAGAGGCTTATCCTGCATCAAGTTAGTGGTAGCCACCACAAACTTTGAACAAAAAGGAGTATTGGCCTTAGACCTTATATCTGCCATATGTAGATAGTAAGGAGCCTGGTTCACAGCACGAATGATATTCATGTATTCACCATCAGCCTTGTCAGGAAGGTCACGCTGTTGACCTATGTCATCAAAAAGACATACATGAGCATCTTTTGTATAACCTTCCCAATACTCATTCTCTTGCTGTCGAGTGTAAATGAAACGCATCTTATTACGTTCAAAATCAGCTAGCCTCGCTTTTGGAAGAGTGGCTTTGCACAGCATGAAATTGAGCTGCAAAATCAAAGAGGTTTTACCTACACCCGGTGAGCCTCTGAATATGACGCTTACGGGCTCAGCACGCAAACCAGGAGCTACCATTACGGACTGTTCAAATCTCTTATGAACTTCTTCAAGCAATGAGAGTCGTGAAGCAATCAACATTCTACACGATTGACTCTTATCACCAGATTTCAACTGCAAAAGCAGCTCCTGACCCTCCTTTATTAGTGCGTCAAGTTCCTCATAGTTTGCATCGCAAAACATATATTGCCCCGCATGCAACTCATTCAAAAGATCTGACACACGTTCACAAAAACTTGAACATCATCACTTCTAGAAGACAGAAATGAGACTGTAGGACCATAGCCACTTTTAGTCACAAAGTAGTTATAGACCCATTCCAAGCCAAGTATGATTTGCTTAAAGCAACCCGCCAGAGACTTTGTCAA